AGTCATCCCGATATTATACCTTTTCTGGAAATGCGTAAGCCTACTGGAGACCCTAACGTCAGATGCTTAAATCTACATCACGGTGTTAACATCACCGATAAGTTCATGCATATCATTGAACAGAGTATGCTTGATCCAAATTTTGATGACTCATGGCCTTTGATTGATCCTCATTCATTTGAGGTGAGAGAAGTTGTATCAGCCAAAATGCTATGGCAAATGATTCTAGAAATTCGTATGCATACTGGTGAACCATACATTCACTACATTGATACAAGTAACAGAATGATGCCACAACATTTGAAAGATAAAGGTTTAAAGATTACCCAATCAAACCTTTGCTCAGAAATCATTCTACCAACAAATGAACAGCGTACTGCTGTGTGTTGTTTATCTTCTTTGAACTTGGAGACTTATGATGATTGGAAAGATGACAAACTTTTTCTTCGGGACGTGGCTGAGATGCTCGATAACGTCCTTCAGTATTTCATTGATAATGCTCCTAGTAGCATTGAAAGAGCAAGATATAGTGCTAGCCGTGAGCGCAGTATCGGTATTGGCGCTTTGGGTTTTCACGCATATCTTCAGAAAAACGGAATAGCATTTGAAGGTGTAATGGCAAAAGTTGAAAACAACCGAATCTTCAAAAATATAAGGAGCAAATTGGATGCCGCAAACAAACAATTGGGACAACAACGTGGGGAAGCTCCTGATGCTGTGGGTACTGGGAACCGCTTTTCTCATCTTATGGCCATTGCTCCTAATGCAAGTTCTTCCATTATTATGGGTAATACTAGCCCTAGCATTGAACCTTATAGGGCAAATGCTTACCGTCAAGATACTCTATCAGGTTCTTTCTTAAACAAGAATCGTTGGTTGGATAAACTCATTCAAGATAAATTATCAAATGAAAGTGGTATAATTTCACAAAATGAATATAATGATATTTGGTCATCAATCATTGCTAATGATGGTTCGGTACAACATTTAGACATTTTAGATGAGAACCAAAAGGCAGTATTCAAAACATCTATGGAGATTGACCAACGTTGGGTGATTGAATTGGCCGGTGATAGACAACAACATATTGACCAAGCACAATCATTAAATGTGTTCTTCAGACCAGATGCTAACATTAAATACATTCATGCTATTCATTTCATGGCATGGAAAAAAGGATTGAAAACTTTATACTATTGCCGTTCAGAGAAGATTGGTAAGGCAGATAAAGTGTCCAAGAAAATTGAAAGACAAGTTATTAAAGAGTTAGACATGGAACAAATTGCTCAAGGTAACGATTGTATAGCTTGTGAGGGTTGAATGCCATTATTAGTAAAAACAAAAGTTAGGCCAAGTGCCATTGAAGGCCTTGGTCTGTATGCTGATGAAGATATTTCATCTGGTACGATAGTATGGAAACATGATTTCATCATTGATGGATGGATTAGTGAAAATGATTGGCTTAATTATCCAGAATCACTAAAAGAACATATAAAACATTTTTGTTGTTATGATTCTAAGATGTGTGGATGGATCAGAGCAAGTGATAATGCAAATTGGATGAATCATTCTGATGAACCCAATTTAGATGTGCCTGATTATTATATTCACGTTGCAAACCGTGATATAAAAAAGGGAGAAGAATTAACTTTGAATTATAATGAGATAGGAGATGATGATGTCTTTTTTGATAGCGAATTTACCCCCAATTAAATGCTTTGTACGAAAGGAGTTTTTATACGACTTTGAAAAAGGATTTGGAGAATTAGTACCATGTCAATGGGTAAGTTTGAAATCAATCAAAGGCCAAGCGTTTAGGATTGAATCATATCTACCTGAATATGGAGCACTTTATGACAAGATACCATTACATGGTTATTGTTGGAAAGAAATTGAAGATGAGTTGCCTTTAGATTATTTGCAAATTTGGAATTGTATGTCTTATGACATTACCATTCTAAAGAAAGCAATCATTGAAAATTTGTCTTGTTCTTTTTTGGCTAAAGATAAAAAAATGGTTAAAGGACAATATATGTTTACAGTAGATTCAGCAAGTCCTGATTATAATATGTTAGATGTAAGTTATGCGGAAGATCCTGAAGACCACAAATCATTCAATTTTATTAAATGTGATAATGGACAGTTTGCTGCTCAGCCAAACAATAGAACTGTGTTCTTTGAGCCAAGTAGTAATCCTGCACAATTAAAACATCCTGATTTTAGAGTTGCAACTCAAGTGTATTCAGTTGAAACGAATGCTAAATGGTCATTGGGAGATACGAATACTGTAATGTATGAGAAAGTGTAAAAATGATAGCAGAATTATTGATAGCAGGATTTTTTACAGCAATAGGATGGTGGGGTGCTAACTATTATGTAATTGAACCTTATTTTCCACCTAGTGTAAAACAAACAGAGACAAAAAAAGATGATTAAAAAAGCAGATTCAAGGATTACAGATGAACGAACATACTTCAAACCATTCAATTATGCGTGGGCATATGATGCATGGCTTAAACACGAACAGTCTCATTGGCTTCACACAGAAGTACCTATGCTCGAGGATACTAAAGATTGGAAAAAGAAACTTACAGCAGAAGAGAAACAATTCCTTACACACATCTTTAGATTCTTTACTCAAGGAGACATTGATGTTGCCGGTGGGTACGTTAGGAATTATCTACCCTATTTTCCACAACCAGAGATAAGAATGATGCTCATGGGCTTTGCTGCTCGTGAGGCCTTACATATCGCTGCCTATTCTCATTTGATTGAAACTCTTGGTTTACCTGAAACAACTTACAATGATTTCATGGAATACAAAGAGATGGTTGAGAAACATGATTATGTACTTGACATTTCAAAGCAAAATACAACTAAAGAGAATACTGCAACCCATATCGCCGTGTTCAGTGCTTTTACTGAAGGGATGCAGTTGTTCTCCTCTTTCATTATGTTGTTGAATTTTCCAAGACATGGTAAGATGAAAGGCATGGGCCAAATCGTTACATGGTCTATTGTTGATGAAACACAACATGCTGAGAACATGATTAAACTCTTTAGGACATACATTGAAGAGAATCGTGAAATTTGGAATGATGAATTGAAAAGTCGTATCTATACGATTGCAGAAAAAATGGTTGAACTAGAAGACAAGTTCATTGACTTGGCTTTCAACATGGGTCCAATGGAAGAGTTATCTCCAGAAGATGTAAAGAAATACATTCGATATATTGCTGACAGACGATTGATTTCATTAGGCCTCAAAGGTGTGTTTAAGGTGAAACGTAATCCATTACCTTGGGTTGAAGAGATGATTAATGCACCAACACATACCAACTTCTTTGAAAATCGTGCAACCGATTATGCAAAGGGTGCTTTATCTGGTGACTGGTCTGATGTTTGGGCCAGTTAATTTTTTAAATCATAATAAGAAGAATAAAAATGACAAACAAAGTAATATCAGGTGAATGCCTAAACTGTGAATCAACTTATGCAGTTGAATATGTTGAACAATTGGTCTCAACAGAATTGCCAGAACATTGCCCATTTTGTGGCGAACTCATCGAGGAATTATCCGAAGAATATATAGAGGATGATGACTATGATGAGAAAGATGAATGGTGAATTGGCAATATAATAACACAGACTTTACAGAAGACCAAATCGGTGACAGCTACGGATTTGTTTACCTTATAACCAACTTAGAGAATAACCGGAAATACATCGGTAAGAAGTTATTCTGGTTCTCTAAGACCAAACAGGTCAAAGGAAAAAAGAAACGTATAAAGGTGCCTTCAGATTGGCAAACTTATTATGGAAGTAGTGACGAATTGCAAAAAGATGTTATAATGTATGGACAGGATAAGTTCCGTAGGGAAATACTACATCTTTGCAAATCCAAGGGAGAGTGTAGTTATCTTGAAGCAAAAGAACAGTTTGCAAACAACGTTATGGAAAGTAATGATTATTACAATAACTGGATTATGGTTAGAGTAAGGAAATCACACATCAAGGACTACAATGAAAGATTACCTAAAACATCTGACAGAGGAAGATTATGATGCATACTTCTTTTTGCCACATGAATCACTCAGAGATGCAATAACAATCCAAGGAAATGTGTTCAATGATCCTGGAACAAAGATAGACGGAAGCTCTAGTGGTGATTGTTACCACATTTTGTTATTCAAGCAGGATGAAGAAGGCAATCCAATCCATTTGGATTTATTTGATGGTATATTGACTGCACCTTTGGAATATATGGACAGACTTATTCCGGACGATTGGTTTGGTATCATTTGTAGAAAAACAACAACATCCAACAAATTCATACAAGACACGTTTGACAATATCAAATCGATGTGATATAATAACATTTTAATTATTGGATTATATAATGATTCTCGTTGACCTGAACCAAGTTCTTCTAGCAGGACTAATGGCTCAAATTTCAAATCAAAAAGGTGTTAAGTTGGAAGAAAGCTTAATACGTCACATGGTCCTGAACATCCTCAGGATGCACCTAAGAACATTCCGTAGTGAATATGGTGAAGTCATACTCTGTTGTGACAACCGTAAATATTGGCGCAAGGAGTTCTTTCCACACTACAAGGCAGGCCGTAAAAAGTCTCGTGAGAAGTCTGCATTAGATTGGCATTTGATATTTGATATGTTGGCCAAATTCAAGGCTGAATTGAAAGATAACTTTCCATACAAAGTGA